GTTGCGCCTGAGTTCCGCAACATTCTGCCGGACGAATTGTTCCAAACTGTCGAGAAATTGTTCCGATCCTCGAGACATGTCTTTCCACATGCCACGCTATCGTTGGGGGTCTCGATCGGCTGGCCACGCTAACCATGGAGACTACCTGATGTTCGCCGAAAGAACGCCGCGCTTACGCCCTCGGTTATCGCTTCGCCCTGCGGAAGGCCCACCGTGAGCTCGATGAAATGGCTCGGCGTTGGGATCGCGACCTCGCTGAGCTGGAGCATGGGATGCGGGTCGCGCATGCGCAGACGGCACGCAGCATAGATGCCGAGATCGATGGAGTTCGCGCCGAAATGCAGGCTGCGCGTGCCGAGTTTCATCGGCTCAAGGCTGTCGAGCATGCGATCGATGCTGAGCGTGATCCCAACACGTTGTTGCATTAGCAACGTCGAAGTGCCGATCTCCTGGGGGCTAGCTGGTGCTCCCTGGGGCCTTCTTTAGCCAGCGCCAATTGTAAGATTGTGAGCTCGAGATGCGGATCCCCAGGGCCAGGGGGACAGGGATTTTGTGCGAGACCCCCTCCCCGCGGAGCGCGGCGGCCCTGAAGCACAATCAAAGTGCATTTTTCCTGGGTTCTCTGACCTTGGCTATGCTGCGGGGCGGGGCGGCGCCTTTGGTTTCGCCGCGAGTTGCCGCCGTAACGCAATGAGCTCTAGCCCCTGCGCGGCGACGCGCCGCCGCAGTTCGGCGTTCTCCTCCGGGGCGGCGGCTCATTATCCGTAACAAGAGAAAAAAGAAATCCACCAACGACCAGAAGGGCGAGACCTCGACCGAACGCGGCTCTGGCAACCTCCACCCAACCGCCAAGAAGAAATACCGCACAGAAATATCCCATCAGCCATTGCTTATGCTCCCCGAACCATCGTCGTAGACGCCAATGTAGCTTTTCCGGCTTGTCCATGGCTCCCTCCCAATTCATTTCAGGTCCGGGGATTGATGTGCTAAGCGGCACCATAATCAATCAAATCTTGTCGGCAGCCCACCGGGGCGGCCCAACATCTTTCGTGTTAGCATCCAGTGCGAACGAAGGGAAATCCTCATGCCTCGTGGCCGTAACAGGTCGCCAGCCGCGCTTGCTGTCGTCCCGGTACTGGTTCCCGGCGCAGGGCGTCCGGAACCGCCGCCGGATCTCGATCCGCTCGAGCAACGGGTGTGGCGTGAGGTGATCGCCGCGTTGCCGCCGCACTGGGTTGATCCTGCCGGCCAGCTGATCCTGCGGCGTCTCGTTGCACAGGCCGCCATCGCGGAGCGTCTCGAGGTGCGGCTTCGCCAACTCCGGGCGGAGGATCAGGACAGCGGCAAAGAGGCCGGTACTCTCGCTGTCGAGCACGATCTCGCGGCTAAGGCCGTCGCCAATCTGCTCACCCAGTTGCGCGCGACGCCGCGCTCGCGCACTGTATCGCGCGCGGCCGGCCCACGAGTCTTGCAAACTCCGGAATGGCGGCCGTGGGAGATCCGCGGTGGTAAGACGCAAACCAAAGCCGATTGACGATCGGGTTACCGGCGCCGATATCATTGCGTTCATCGAGGAAGTCTGTTTCGTTCCCGAGGGCAAGCTTGTCGGCCAGCCGCTTGTATTGCAGCGATGGCAGAAGGACTTCATTCGCCTGATTTACGACAATCCGCACGGCACCCGCCGCGCGATCCTCAGCGTTGGGCGAAAGAATAGCAAAACAACTCTGTCTGCCTGCTTGTTGTTGGCGCATTTGTGCGGTCCACCGGCGCGGAACAAGCCTAACTCCCAGCTGTTCTCCGCGGCGCAGTCCCGCGATCAGGCCGCGATCCTGTTCTCGCTCGCCGCCAAGATGATTCGTTTGAATTCGCAGTTAGTGCGGATTGTCCACATCATGGAAACCGCGAAAACGCTCGTTTGCTCCGAATTGGGCACGCGCTACCGCGCATTGAGCGCCGATGCCTCGACTGCCTACGGGCTTTCGCCGAGCTTCATCGTGCATGATGAACTTGGTCAGGTTCGTGGTCCGCGTTCGCCGTTGTATGAGGCGCTCGAGACTGCAACGGGTTCATCCGCTGATCCGCTCTCGATCATCATCTCCACGCAGGCGCCGACCGACGCCGATTTGCTAAGCGTTTTGCTTGACGATGCGTTGGCCGGGAACGATCCGCATACGGTAGCTAAGCTCTATACCGCCCCGAAGGAGCGTAATCCGTTTGACGAGGCCACCATTCGCTTGGCCAATCCCGCGTTTGGCACGTTCCTTAATGCACGTGAAGTTCTCGCTATGGCGCGCGACGCCGAGCGGATGCCTGCGCGTCAGGCAGAATATGAGAATTTGATTCTGAATCGACGCATCGAGGCCAATAATCCCTTCATCTCTCCCTCGGTATGGAAGGCGTGCTGCGAGCCTGCGCCCCGCTTGAAGGCGTGCCGGTCTACGGCGGGCTAGATCTGTCTGAGGTTGCCGATCTCACTGCGCTGGTGCTGATTGGTTCGCGGTTCGGCAAGTGGCAAGTGCACCCTACTTTTTGGCTGCCGTCCGAGGGTTTGGCTGAGCGTGCGACCGCCGATCGGGTACCTTATGATCAATGGCATCAGCAGGGGCATTTGCAGCTGACCCCGGGCAAGACCGTGAGCTACGAGTACGTCGCCCATCATCTGCACGGTTTGTTCGACCGCTACAACATCCAGACGATCGCCTTCGATCGGTGGAATTTCCGGCACCTCCGGCCGTGGCTCCTGCGCGCTGGATTCAATGAGCAGATGATCGAGACGCATTTCCTGGAATTCGGCCAGGGCATGCAATCGATGTCGCCGGCGCTGCGCGATCTGGAGCAGGTCTTGCTCGAAGGTCACCTTGCCCATGGCGATCACCCGGTGCTCGGCATGTGCGTCAGTAACACCGTTGTGACGATCGACGACGCCGGCAATCGTAAGCCGTCGAAGCGACGTTCGAGCGGCCGCATCGACGGGTTTGTGGCGCTCGCCATGGCGATCGGCGCTGCTCCGACGGCGCAGACCAAGCTGATAGACGTGGCCGCCATGATCGGCTGATTGCTGCGAAAAAGGCAACGGGGCCAGGCGCGTGGGGTTCGAGCTCAGCACATCGCCCGCTGGATCGCTGGCGATCGAGGAAGTAAGCATTTGGGTCGGTGATGCAGGCGTGAGTCCTAGCCCCACACCGCTCACTTCCTGCCGCTTGCGGTCGTGATCGGCAACCGAGGAGGCGTGACGTGACTAGGCATGGGAAGGAATTCAGCAGCATCATTCTTTGGTGGGGCCTTGGCCTCGATCAGGAGGATGGGGCCGACTACATGGAGGGCTACCGCTTCCATGACTTTTTTGCCGACGACGGCCTCGCTCGCGCCGAAGCGGCGGACACAATCGAGGAGGCTGTCGCAATTCTCCGCGCGACCTATCGCGGTCAGAATTGCGATCACATCGGCGTCCACTGGGGATTTGTCGGATGCGCAGCAGTACCCAAATCCAAAATCTAAGCAGTGTTTATCAATAGCAGCAAACACAGGGACAGGCTGTCCTTATACTCCGAGCAAGCAGCCGCAGCCGCCACGCGATGTGTTGAATCGGTCGACGGCACGGCGGCGTGGGAGTAAGCTTTCGCTCCGGGTCGAGCTGCGCAAGGTGCTGACATGAGCGAAATTGTCGAACACGATCGCGTAACCCTGGGGCGTGATGACTATGAGGAGCGAAAAACGCGCGCGTTCGAGCGGCGCAAGCGTGAGATCGACGAAGAACATGCGCGGGTGGCGCGTGTCGCCGCGGAGAAACAGCAGCACGTGGTGGCGAACAATTGGGATGCGTGGTGCGCCGCGATCGACCAGCGCATTGAGCAGCACTTCTTTTCGGGCCAGCTCGGCGTGGGCGGCGCCCTAAAAGACGCTATTGGCGGGGCGATGGGGAAGATGCGCGTGCAGCTGCGCGAGGAGTTCAAGCACGCCCTCGACGAGATGTGCAGCGCGTTCGAGGCGAAGCTTGTGGCACTGGAGGGGCGTCAGGTGCTGAACAATCAGGCGGCGTTGGTTTCCTGGGTTGACGGCCGCATCGAAGCCACGCTTGCGCATGAGCGTGATGTCTTGATCGAGGCGACCGGCGGGGCGCAGGGGCGCGCGCAGCTGCGCGAGGAGTTCAAGCACGCCATTGAAGAGATGTGCAGCGCGTCCGGAGCGGAGCTTGCGGCACTGGAGCGGCGTCTCAAGGCGGTGCCGGGCAGGCTGCCGGTTGTGAAGATTTGGCGCCAGGAGAGCGTGAGCTACGAGGCTGAAGTCGTTTCCTACGATGGCTCGCTCTGGCAAGCGCGCAAGGACACCGCACAAGTTCCCGGCGGTTCGGATTGGGTTTGTGTCGCGCGCGCTGGCCGTGATGCGGTCACGCCGAGTGTGCGCGGCACATATGATGCGCATAAAACTTACGCGCGCTTGGACATCGTCGAGTACGACGGCGCAGGCTACCTCGCGCGCCGCGATGCTCCGGGGGTTCCAGGAATTCCTGGAAATGGTTGGCAACTCATGAGCCGCTCTGGCCGCCGCGGCGCGGCCGGCGAGACCGGCCCGCGTGGACGAAAAGGCGAGCGGGGTGCGCGCGGTGAAGATGCTCCACAGGTTCTCATTTGGACGGTCGACCCCGTGCATTACCGGCTCGTTCCGACGCTATCGAACGGCAAAGCAGGAACGGCGATCGAGTTGCGCCCGCTGTTTGAAAGGTTCTGCGAGGAGGCAATCGGCCCGGCCGTCGACGCCGCCGTCAGCGCGGCGCTCAGGGACGCGGCGCGAACCAACCCTGGCTTATTCGCGCCCCTGTAAAATTCGCCGGCAAGTGTGCTCAATGACGTCGCCTAAACTTGTCGGTCGACGCCCGAGCGCGTAGGCGGCCTCGCCCCGTTTACTCCGGCGGGGTTTGGGCTAGATTAGTCGTCCGTGAAGAATTCGGTTTCAGGCCAATTTGAGCTGGGCAGCTAGGCCGAGAGCGATCAGAATTCTGAGCAACAAAAACCTCAA